AAACGCCCTGAGTGGGTCATTAGGGTAAAACCCTAATCCCCTCGGGAGAGCCCACAACTACGTAAGCGGAGCGTGTAGTTATAGTGGGCTATATCAATGGCAAGCCATTGTCTGCAAACTCCAGCCTACGGCTTCCGCTCTCCTCCGTCAGGGAGGTTTTTCATCATCGTTGCCGATTGGAGATGCACCGACCAGCACAAGGTCTAAATCGTCTATCAGTTTTTGCAGGACGGGATTCTTCTCTATCATCCGCTGGAGGATTCTCTCAGCCTCGACCAAGTGGTTGGCTGTACTCATCACCTTGCCCTCCCGTATCTGAAAGATAATCCAATCGGCTATGTCGATATGGGCTTCTTTTTGTTTCGGGGTGGCATTCCTTTCGATGATGTCCGAAACCACCACCTTACAAAAGTACATGCTCTCGGCTCGCTGTTTCCACTCGGCATAAGCATCGGCATCGGGAAAGAGAAGCACGGTTCGCCCTGACAGTACACGGAGTTTCTCTTCTCTCATCTGACTCTTACCACCCGTAGCCAGCCATACATAATCGGGGAAGATAGCAGAACCGATAACGGCACTCTTCTCGGATTCCACCAAGACCACCACCTTGTCGGGATGCGTTTTCAACAAGTGTTCCCCGAAAAGGCATTGGGATAGTTGCCAATCCTCTGCCAACACACGCTGCTTTTTCAATATGCTGTGTATCCAGTTCACTGCCGATGTCTGTCCTCCCTTGATACGGTGTCCGTCTTCGGGATTGTACTGCATCACCTTTCCCGTGCGTACCTTGCCCGTCCTGTCTATCTGCCAAAAGATAACAGAGCCGTCACGGGTAGCCCCCAAACGGTATTCCTCCAACAACCGCTTCAACACCTCTTTCGCCTTGTCGCCATAGTAGGAAGTAAGGAGTGTGAAGAGGAAACGGAAGAAATTGCTACGCTCGCTTTGCGACTTCTCCACATAGTGAGGGGGAATATAGCCGATGGCTGTCGGCTTACTTTGCTGCTTCACTTTCTTCTGCTCTGCTCTTTGCCTGTCAAAAGAGAAATCATTGGTAGTTCTGTGTTCAGGATGCTCTTGAAAATACTCTTTCGGAGTGTAGTGATACCCACAACCGCTTTCGTGGTTACATCTGCCGACCGATGGATGCAACGGCACATTATTTTCGTCCACGTAATAGACGAAAGAATGCCTGTCTCCGCATTTGGGGCAGGTATGCCGTGTTGCCGTTCCTTTATACTTCTGTAATGAATAATTGCCCATAGCTTAGTCCGTTTTTGATGGTTGATTGTCGGCTGTCCCATCCTGTCCCATTGTCCCACACTCTAAGGGTTGGGACAGTGGGACACTTGGGACACCTGCGTTTTTACTCTCTTTGCTGCGCTGGATGATACGGTTTACGGTGGACTTGCCACAATTCACCTGTGAGGCTATCTCCCTGACGGACTTGCCCGATTGGGAGAGTTGCAGAATTTGGCAATCCCTTTGGCTTGATTCATTGTCGCCCAATTTTTTCAAGTGTTCCTTTTCCGTGGAATAGCCCCTGAACACGAACTGCAAGAAAGCATCCACCTTGTCAATCTCGTAAACGATTACATTATCCGCATCATGAGAGAACGTGCCATAGCGCACTTTAAGCTGCTTCACATAGCGAAGCCCTCCGTCTTGGGCACTTTTTCCAATGGTGAACACGCTGTCAAAGAAATTGTAGAGCCGTTTGCTTCCGGCAAGGTCGTTGGATGTGATGGGACAATCCAAAGAGCGTTTGGGCGTATGTGCCAGGACAAGGATAGAGAGCGCATATCTCTTTTTGAGATTGTTCAGCTGAATCATCAGCCGTCCTGCGGCATCGCCTTTCTCCATGGCGCAACACAGGTAGGTAAGATTGTCAATGATGAAAATCTTGCAGTCGGTCTGCACAGCCATCTGTTCAATGCCGCCTATGATAGCTTCCTCAAAGTTGGCATCCAAAAGCTGGTTGCAGTCAATAGACACCCGATAGATTTTGTCGGGAAAGGTGTAGAGCTCTCCATGCTCGTTGGTATAGCGGAGCTGGAACTGCTTTTCGGACAGTTCAAAGTCCAGATACAGCACATTGTCGGTTCGGGCGATGCGGTCGGCTATCTGCACGGCAAGGATGGACTTGCCCACGTTGGAATCGGCAAACAAGCAGGAGAGTTCCCCCTCGTACCAAAAGCTGTCCCACAGCGCACGGGGCGTAGGCAATAACGATGCTTCAAGAATGGTTTGGTTTGCCGTCTTGATATTCATCATGCCTACACTGTCGGGCATACCGTTATGCGCTTGGGATGCTTTTGTGAGGTCGCCACGTATCAGGTTGATATAGTTCTTATCCTCTTCCATATCATTCACCAGTTACGTGGGTTGGGCTTGCGACGGTGGGAAGAGGATAAGGACTTGTTCAGTTCCTCGTCTGACAACGGTATGGGATTCTTTCGGGCGGTTTCCAGCCACTTGTCCAGTTCGTCACGGTAAAGGCAATAGCGTTTGCCGGGCTTGGTGGCAGGGATTGTCCCTTCTGACAGTTTCATGTAGAGCGTACCCTTAGGGATACCTAAATACTCTGCTGCCTCGTCCACAGACATGGGCACGTGGGTGTCCACCGTTTTGGCATTGTTCACACTGCGCTGCTCGGCGAGCAGGCTTTTCAGGCTCATCACTTCGTCTCGAAGCTGAGCGACAACCTCGGGGAGGTCGTTGAAGGTAAGAATTGATTTTTCCATTCGCGTACTCGTCTCTTTTGTAAGACTTGGCGCAAAGGACTGAAATGATATATCCGTGAATATCTCCACGACACGTCATTGCAAAATAATTCCCGAATAATTAAGCCCAGCCATAAATGACGGGTAAAATTACTCGGGAAACGATGTAAAACAGGCGGTTATGAGTTACCGGATGGTTGTCGTTGGTGTCGTGATTATCCTAATTCCGCACATAATCCTCGGGATAGTGGAAATCAAGTTTGCCGTTTTCGGGTTCATCAATGGGAATTTCCGTCTTTAACGGCTCTACCTTGAAATTCTTGATGGTTGATAAGTCTGTATCAGCAAACGATTTCGGGAAAAGGGCTTTGATGAACTTGGCACGGTTATCCCCATTGTAGTATCTCTTGTACAGGAAACGCTCAGAGATATTCCATACGAAGTGACGGAGTGGAATGTTGTTGATGTCTTTGGTAAACGGTCTTTGTATGGGCTTCGGGGTATAAGTGTTAAGATTCATCCATTTGTCCACCTCAGTACAGATGTGGTTCACGGTTTCTTGGTCGGCAATGCGAGGCAGGTAATAATGGCAATACTCCATGACCATGCGGATGCGCTCTTCCTTTTCCCGTTGCTCTCTGCTTGCGTAATTGGCACGGTTCTTTTCGTGAAGATCCGGGGCGATAGTAAGCTCTATCGGTTGTGTTTGGATAAGTGTCTCTTCTTTTGTCGGGGATGATTCGGGTACAGGCTCAGGGACTGATGTAGGTCCAGGCACAGATGTGGCTTCTTCAAGTGTATTTTGTGACAGTTCTTCCTGCACCTCTATGGCTTCGGCAATCGTTTCTTTCTTGCCGAACTTGATTTTGTAGATTTCGTATGTATCAAAGATAAGTGTCTGAAAGGAGAGATAGAGCAACCATCCCAACAGGTTACAGCATACGAATACTATCCACCTGACAAAGTTGTCTTGGTTGAAGCTGTCCGCTATTACCAGCGTGGCAATGGAAGATATTAGGACGATGGCGAAGCCGACAAAGCCCAAGATGATGTATTTGTCCTTGATTGATGATTCCATATTTCGTTGAGAGATTGAATGTTCCTGTATTATTTTGTGCAAAGTTAATGCTATTTTTCCCAATTACTGCCCGTTATTTGCGGTTAGAACGGTCTTTTTCAATGTATTTCACGAAATGTCATCATATCATACTCTGTTTCATACTCTGAGGGGCTTATAAATGGTGGCATCAAGCCAAAAACATAGAGGGGCGATTATAGCCTTGTAGCCATAACCGCCCCTCTGAATACCTGTCAATGTGAGACATTTATGCCTCCTTGCGCTTCAAGGTTATCTTGTCCACCACCTGACACATCTGCTGCGCTGCTATCTTGGAATAGATTTGTGTGGTGGTAATGTTCTTATGTCCGAGATAGGCTTGGATGACAGCCATGTCCGTTCCCATTTCCACGTGCAGGCTTCCGAAGCTGTGGCGGGTACAGTGAAAGGTGATTTTCTTGGTTATCCCTGCTGCCGTGAGCCACCGTTGGAGTGGTCCTTGCAGCATCTTGTCCTTGAAATCCTCAAAGATAAGTCCCTCGCCCCGTTCTCCCAGCAGTCCATAGGCTTCATCACTGATGGGGTTATGCACTATTTCTTTGGTTTTCTGCATACGGGTGGTAACGAACATCCTGCCGTTGGTGTATGGTTGTATCTGCTGCCACGTGAGCTGTCTGATGTCGCTCTTTCTCAGTCCCGTAAGACAGGCGAAAAGAAAAGCTTTTTTCAAGACCTCCTCCTCACAGGGTGTTTCGGCAAGCCGTATCAGTTCCTCTTGGCTCAAATGCTCCCTGATGGTGGGAATGCACTCGATGCGGTCTAAGAAGCCGTTTGGGTTCTCCTTTATCTTCCTGTCACGGTAGGCGGTGTGCAGCACGGCACGGAAAGTTGACCAATAGCCTGCTGCGGAGTTGATGTGCAGCTTTTGGTTGGTGTGGATGGATTGGGGTGCATCAAGCAGGTATTCCATGAACTTGCGGCACAAATCCACATCCACCTCCTCAAAGGTGCATTTGCCGTTCACGAACCGCTGGAAATGCTTGTATACGTGCTGCCACTTGATATTCTTGCGGTCAGCCAGTCCTTTGAAATAGGCAAGGAAATCGCCCTTCATCTTGGTCTTGTCAAAAAAGCCGTTGTTTTCATTGAAAATGGCTTCGTAGCGCTGGTTGCGCAGGATGACCGCTTTCTTCATCATGCGTGCGTTGAAGTCCCGTTCCTGCTGGTTTGCAGGTTTGGCGAAGATGTAAATTCCTAAGGCTTCACGTGTAATCACTCTCATGGTGACATTGTCACGGTAGCCGGGATAGTAGTCAAGGCATAGTGAATACTGTGTCCCGTTCTTAATCTTGCGCTTACGCAAGGTAACTGTTTTGCATTTACTCATAATAATTATGTTTTAATTGGTTGTATACATTTTGGAGTTGTATCCATGTTTCCGATGGCAAAGGAACAACGTGAAATATCCGTGAATACCTCCACGATACATCATTTTGAAATAATTTTCGATAATCCCGATTTTTCACGGTTATTTGTTCCTTTCAGCCATGACACGCTCCACATCTGAGCGCAAAAGCAGGTTTTTCACACCCACCTTTATCTTTTCGATGTGCTTCACCTTGACGATATGGCAGATGTTGGCTGACGAAAGACCATAGATTTGCTGCACCTGCTCAACGGTATAGTAGCGTTCATCGTTCACAAGGTCAGTTCTGCGGAGTTCGTTCAAATGTGATTTGGAGTAATAGGTACGCCCGTACTCTCTTTTAGTGGGTATCTTATGGCGATAGGTGTAGGCACGGAGTGCGGTCGGCTTCATGCCGAACAGTTCCTCCACCTCCTCGGTCAGTAGCCAGTCGGTAATTTCGCTAATATCAACTGCCACACCGAAAAACTCGTCAATATGCTTCTTGCTGTAATAGTTCTTTCCTGCGATACGGCAGATGGGGATATGGTTACGCTTGGCGGAAGTGTAAAGCCATGACTGCTTTACCTTAAAAAGGGACATCACCTCCTCGCCCGAATAGAAGTCCAACACTTCTTCGCTTTCCTTTTCCCTTTTTTCTCTTTTGGCAGGTAAGGAAGATGAAGATGATTTCCTTGGTGTGGAGGTGTTGCCGGGCAGGATGCGGTGATAGGGATTGCCCTCCAACATCTGCTCGATGTCGGCTCTGCGGATGAATGCCATGCGGTTGCTGATGCGTGAGGCTTTCAGCTTGCCGATGGCTACAAGTTTGTAAATGTACTGTCGGGAACAGCCCATGAGGATGGCTGCTTTGGAAAAGGTGAGATACTCCTGATGCTGTATCTCCATCAAGGGTTGGGCGACTTTGAAGAGGTTGTTCTTCTGCATCACTCTGGCTCGTTTGGCTTCTGCCTGACAAGCCTCACTGCAATATCTTTGCATACCGCTTCGGGTTACAAAGGACTTGCCGCAAAAACTGCATTTTCTGGTTGCTTTCATACCGTTTTATCGTTTAATGGTTCATTTCTTCAATCCTATATCTCTGAAATGGTAAACGGATGTGAACGGAAGTCAACCATTGTCGCTTTTCTACACAGTGTGACTGTTTCCGCATATCGGGGCGGTTATTGTCGCTTGTCGTAAACGGTTGTAAACCCTTGTCAACTGTCTGCACGGTGTGACAAAAAACAAGCCCCGCAAATTCTCCACGTCAGAAATACGTCTCAAAAATATGTGGAAATTTGGGAAGCGACAAATGGCAACCGAAAAGTGTTAAATTTTAGAATATGCTGGTAATTAAAGATTTACACTCGGATATTTCTGATTAGTTTTGGTTGTTCTATGGTTATAAATACAATTTTTAAATGCTTCATTTCCTATGGTCTGTATATTATTAGGAATAGTAAAAGATGTTATACCGCTATATGACAAAGCAAAAGCACCTATATGCGCTATATTATTAGGAAGTACAATTGATGTCAATGAACCACATTTATAAAACATATATTGCCATAGTTCATTACTTGAGGATACTTCTTGTGTTATTCCAGTATAATATATCCCTCCATTAACCAAATTTGCATTCGAAAGATTTAAATTAGCCAGTTTACCATTTGTCTCATTACCTTTAACATCTGCACCTGCCATTTCGCGGATTAATGCAATATCATCCCCATTAATATCTCCCATAATCCTTAAATCTGTTATGTTGAACTTTACATTATCAGAAATTAATGTAGATAGTGCACCTACTTTTTTCAACTGTACCATAGCAGTAGTTCCCACAATAACACTATTACCATTTTCATTACTGATATTCGAATTGTCATCATTGTTCAAAGGTGTTTCATCATTATCTCCACCACAGGAATAAAACCCTGCACACAATGCAACTAATAATGCAGTTGCCACCAATCTAAATCTGCTCATATTAATAAATTATTCAGCTTACTTGTCCCCCTAGAAAGCAGTTATAAATAAAAAGGTGTGGGAACTATATCTGCTTTACCCTACTGACTGGCTTCTCGCATTGCCTTTGGAGTGGATAAAACAATAGCCCCACACCAATTTTGAAATATAGAAACCTAATACAAGGTAAGTATATAACAAATGATGTGAGTGCTATCGTTACCATCTTCACTCCATTTCAAATTTTGCGAGAATTTGTCAGCAGAAGATAATTTCAATAACACCTTTCGATAATATGTCCTTCCAATTCTAACTCATTAGACATCTGGAATTGCTGCAAAGGTACAAAAAAAAGCCTGTAATCAATCAAGACTACAGGCTAATATTATTTGCTCTTATAATGATAATCTATTCCAAATAAAGCTCCTACGAAAGTAAGCACCTCACCAAATGCTACCAGAATAGAACTATGTATAATACCTACAGGTACTACACAGAATCCTGCTATCAGTAATCCTATACCTACGACAACCAGTATGCAGGCTATTATTAATTGTATTTGTTGCTGATTCATAAACTCAAATAGACCTGAATGTTCCTGCAAATGTACCATCACTACTGATTTTAAACTCTGCTGCATTATCAATCCACCAACTACACATACCCTTAGTTGAAAAATTATATTTTCTTGCAACTAATTTTAATCGTCTTGGATAATGTCCGATTGAAATATAGCGTATATCTTGCCCGTTATACATAAACGCATAATTATTTGCACATTCAAGTCTTATTAAACCGGGATTTCCCTTAAATATCATTTCAACTTCAAGCCCTATAAATGTATCACTGCAAGGTAATATTATTGTTCTAGGGTCATTATCCTTATTTTTCGTAAAGAAGAAATTCAACCCATCCTTTAAATCAACTTCAAATGCGTTTGCAAAATCATAATCATCAATATCTATAGTTTTAAATTCCTTCCTCGTACCATACTTTAAGTTTAGATTACCATTTGTATCCCAGCTAATATTTCCATTTGCCAACTTACCAGAACCATCATCCTTCAATTCCCATTTTCCAGACAGGTTTCTTATTGCACCAGACAGATAAGCATTATTAGAATAAAGTCCATCACCAGACAGTTCACCGAAATCTGTATCAGTAATTCCATCCAGATTACCTATTCTACTGGATATTGTGGAATCTGATTCAGAAGTACAACCTGTACGTATATCAATACAGCCATCATACGGATTCAGCAGGATAGAACTTTGTCTGGCTGCATCACTCGTATTGGCTATCCTTACTAAAGCATCACCAGTTTCTATATTGCCTAGTGCTTCTATTACATTGCAGGTAATAGTCGTACCATCCACAGTATTAACCTTTAAAACTATCTTCTTTGAAGATGAATCAAAAGTCTGGCTAAGTAGAATATCATCCACCCTAAAGACAGAATCACTGACTGTAAGAACCATTACATTATTTTCATTAGAAGTTATACCTGTTACCTGTGCTGAATCAGTAACATATAAAATTCCATTAGTTCCCCTTACCTCATTACTCGTAATAGTAAAGATATCCAGCCCTCCTTTTACTTTCAGATTGTCAAACTCTCCATTCTTGCCAGCGACAGATTTAAATTTCACATCAGAATCAGTACTTAAATACTGATTTATCGTATCTACATATTCATTCTTATCTTGTTTGTTTTCATTCAAGTATTTACCCATATTGGCAGATAATGCCTTATCCTTGCTGGAAGTTTCCAAATCATCAATTACCACAACTTTAGTACCAGCTTCACCTGATACTGTTGGCTGTAAAACTGTGCTTGAATAACTTCCACCTACATTCTTTAAATACTTGTTTCTGAAATTATGTGGTATATAGTTAGATTTTATTTCCATATCATCGTATTTCATTCAATTCAACATCACATTTATTATTAATCAAATCGTAGGTGATGGAATTGATTACAAAGTTCTTATTCAAGGTATTCTCTTTCAGGATTGAATTAAGCGATATATCCCTATTCTTTATTGAGTTACTGTATCTGAATCGTGGTTTACTATAGTAATTCACATACTTATTAATACAGTGTTCTTCTGCTTTCAATTTATCTTTAGAAACTCCATCAGTCAACGTATCAACAAAGTAATATTCATCTCCCACCTTAGTAAGAACATAGCTATAGCTGCCTGCGTGCTCATTATAAGTATTGATTCTAAATTCAATATCATCAAAATCATTCACTATATTTTCATCAATTACATTCTCAAACTTCAAGTCTTCATCATACGTTTCATCATTAAAAATATCCTTCACATAATCAGATGTAGTATATTTCAATTTAACATCATTAATGTGAAATGAATTACACCTGACAGGTTCTTTATCGGTACGTCTCATAGGAGTAGTTCCAAGTTGATTAGGAGCGTAAAGTTCAAATGTCAATTCCCCTAATGTCATTTTATCAGATGGCAATGAAACGGCAACACCATCTTCACTTTCTGCCAGATTCATACGCCACGAAACTGTATTAGTCAATGAATAATCAGTATCAAACACCTTATCCCCTACTTTATTCTTATGCACCAGATAAAAGCAGTCTTGCAATTTACATTCATCATAGAACCATTTCTCGACAAATACACGTTCATTACTGCTATTCGTATATGAATACACATAATTTCTATCTGCATATCCACCGCTATACTTTTCACGTCCAGAAATAGAATCATATTCCCCTTTAGTAACAAATCGCCAGTAGCCGTATTCATCCAGATACTTATACCAAGTTGCACCTGCCCAAGTATTTGGACCGTTACATATCTTATAATAATTCCTTGCAACTTTATTATGATACTCTTGATAATTAACCCATCCATCACCATCATAGTACATCTTATCACCAATTGCAAGTTTACATTTAAACATCGTATCCGTGAATCCTGTGGAATATTTACCATCATAGTATTGTTCATCAGATGTTACAATACATTCTGCTGCATTCCAATCACCAGACAGTCTATAATTTATATCAATAATGAAAGTTCCACCTTTGACTGCTATAGGCAGCTTATTTTTCAATGACAATTGAACTCCGTCTGTTGTTTTCCATCCCATCAGACCGTAATCACTTATCGTAAAATATGTCTTCCAATTTAAAGAAGAAGGTTCATTGGCAGTCTCATAATATGCTGCCTTTTGCCAGTAGCTGCCATTTGATGCAGCATTATCTGGAGTTACTTCTTCTATCGGTTCTATTGGTTTGTTAATCTCAAAAAGATATGGCTTATTCCAATCCCAATTATTCTTCGATTTAAAGAAAGCATTCAATAATGTATAATTCTTACCACTAATATCCCTTGTCGATTCATAATACTTATTTGCGTCTACATTCTGATTTATAATATCATCCTCATCATTCCATTCAGGAATTATAGTATTATTAGAATTTGAATTAGCAACTACCACCACTTTATTATATAGCTCACCAATGGCTATACTAGCATTACTTTCATAAATATTCTGATTAACATTAATAATGGTGTTATCAAGTGTTACCACCGTATTACTATCATCTGACAGGGTATATTTAGTATATGAATTGATATTCTTAATAATATCATAGTCCACGAAATAAATAGAATCACCATAATAATAGCAAGTCATACCCAGATACCTTGCAATATATTCTAATACGTCTTTACAGTTCTCTGCTTCATTCGCTTCATCGAAGAAATTTCTATCTAGGATGAATAAGTTATTTAGTAAATCAGTAGTATCATTTATCTTCTTTGCGTTGTGTACATAGACATTCTTTATTAATCTATTGGAATCAATCTGGCTTATGATATGTTTGATTACCTGATAAAAAGACACTATAGACTGCTTTTCATTTAGATAGGTGTAGTTATAGTTACTAAGAGATGAAAGAATATCATTAAACTGCAAGGATAACAAATTATATTCTTCATTATAATCCGTACTGTAAAGACAGGGGACTGAATAACCACACCACAATAAAGAACCATTCTTTGAGATAGTACAATATATCTGGTTTCCTAATGCTGTGTAGAGATTAGCCAGTACCTTAGTTGTTAAGACATTAATCTGGCAATCTGAACATTTGATTGGTTTGAACACATCGTCATCTGATTCATAGTTAATTGAAACTGCATCAGCAGAACAAAGTAATTCAGAAGCTATCAAAGTTCCTCCTGAATCCCTGTATATTTCAATATTGATAGTATTCTCATCTATATCCTTAAAAGATGAGTTATATATTAATTGATATCCCATTATGTCAGTCTGTTTATTCTGTTATTGTGTTGTTTTAAAACTCCAACCAGTGCTTTATCTGAAATCTTAAATTCAACTTCTCCAGACATAGCACCTCCTTTTACAGATGAACCACCGTCTAATAGGTTGAACAAATTGGACTGCTGACTTTTATTCAGAATCATTTCACCACTATTCACCCTAGCCAGTACCTTATCACCAAAGAAGGAACTGCCATCAACTACACCACCATTAGCAAATTGTGGCATAGTGGCAAAAGCTGCTATTACAGAAGCTACAGCAGCACCAGCCAACAGCCAACCTACTACAGGTGTTTGCGTGGCACTGGCTACGGCATTTCCTATAGATTCCGCTTTCTTTGCAGCAATAAGAGCTTCTATAGCAGGAATAGCAGTACCTATAGCTGTCATTAAATTAGCACTCCAAGTTAACCAAGCAGAAGCACCTTCATTTGTCATTTGGGATATAGAACCCATAACAGTAGCAATAGCACCTAATGAAGTTGCATAATCATTATTGACTTTTACATCTTCTTCTGTTACTAATGGAGTAGTCAGTTTACCTATATCCTTTGAATCAAATCCTTTAACGGATGGAATACCAGCAGGTTTTAATTCTCCCTGCTCCCTACTGTTATACTTAGCAGTAATATTTAGAACTATTTTCTTCTGTTCCAGTTCCTGTATCAGTTTTAGTGCAGATACTCTGGCTTCGTCAGTGATGGCATTGGAGTACTTCTTTCTAGCTTCCGTTATCAGTTTATCCAATTCAGCAACAGAACCAGCAGGAATTACTTCTTCTGTTTTTACCTTATTATTTCCTCCAGTAGGTTTAAGGCTATTCTGTAGTTCCAATGTGCGTTTATCAAAATCATACATACGCTTTTTCAAATCATAAGCATATTCATAGTTTTTAATCATTTCACCTCTGTTGGCATCATTATCCTGATTCAAGAAATTCTGCTTTTCAAGTTCTGAATTTTGCTGTTTGAATAGTTCCATTTGTTGCTTAATAGAAGACAGTTTTTCCCTCATCTGTTTTTTGGTTTCACCTGTCCATTCATTAGTATCACCTCTGGTAGAATTAATCCTGCCTTGTATTTGGTTTATTTCCTTTTCGTATGCCTTTAACTGGTCTTGATACTCCGTTAATGCTCTTTTCTCATTTCTAGATGAAAAATCATTATTATTGATTGATATATATTTATGTATATCATTAATATTAAAGTCTTTTCGTCCTGTTCTAATATTCAATGATTGAATAAGTTCTTCTTCTGCACCTCCCAAAACATCAGTAACATCTATTTTAAAATCTTCCTTCAACTTTTGCAAGTCTTTAAATGCCTTTTCCCGTTCTTGCTTGCTTTTGGTGGTATCCCTGATTATAGATTCATATTTCGTAAACTCCGTTTCAAAAACCTTTGTATTGAATCCCATTGACAACTTAGCATCATTCAACGAATCACGCAATGCTTCAAGTTCTTTCAAATTCCTTATTGTAGAAAGAACACCGTTATTAAATGCTTCAAAACTGCCAGCAGACATAGACTGAAAGAATAAGTCTACAGTTCCTTTACAAGAATTTAATGTATTGTCCCATTCATCATTAGTAGCCTGTGAGCTTCTTATTATCTTCATAAAAGCGTCACTGGCAGTAGTTGCAATTCCAATACCAGCAGCAAACTTTCCTATAGTACCTACTATATTGCCTGTTATCTGTTGAAACTCCTGTACTTGCCTGCTGCTCCTGACTATGTTATTATTAAAACCAGATGAATCAAGTAATAGTCTGGTTACTAAATCAGCCATATATATTTAGTTTTGTGTGTTTATAAATTGATTAGCTTTAGCCTGTAGTCTGGCTATATCGTCTTTACTGATAGAAGTATCTTTTTCTTTGGCTTCATCCCAATCAAACTTCATAATATCAGTAGGTGATAACTGCTTGGTACTGTTAGTTTGGGCTATGATATAGCTTATCATCCTAGCCTGTTCCCAGCCAGTCTTATTCTTATGTTGCAGATTCTCCAAGACTGCCTTCACTTCATACATCTGCATACTGTCCAGAAAATAATCAGGTGCTATACCTGCTTCCAGAACTACTAAAGCATATAGTTCACTAATCGTTACTTTTTTTTTGAATCTACAGTATCACTAATGAATGCAGACTGCTTTTCCATCTCTTTAGAAAGAAATTCCTGTAGCTGGATAACTAAGGCTGGTTCATCATCGCATTCATTAATAAAGTCCTCGAATGTCATTTGCAAATCTGAATTATTGGCTACCAACAGACTATAATAAAACAGGTAGTAATCCGTCAGATTCTCCAATCTGAATATCTTGCCTGTTATCTGTTCAAATACGAACATAGCCCTGATAGTATATCGTATATTATATGCAGTACCTTTAATTTGAATTTCCATAGTATATAAATAAAAAAGGGGAAACTGCAACAGCTTCCCCAGTGAATATATTACGCTACTTTAGGCGATAAAGCCCCTGTTCCTTCCAGAGTAACAGAGTAAGTAGCATTATCATTATCTGGAGCATTAGCAGTAATACTGGTGATAACTACCTTACCTGTATATCCACCGCCAGCAGTCCAGCCATCGGCAGGCATACCTGTGTCACTATCTGCATTGGTACATACAGCAAAAGCAACAGTAAGTTCTTCCCTGCTTATCCAGCTATTTACTAAAGCATTAAAATCTTCTACACTATATAAATTGTCAGTTGTAAGTGACCAGCTTAATTTGCTTACCGCTTTACTAGTCCATTTGCCACCGTCTTTTGATGAAGTTTCCAAAGTGTTTCCAGTTAAGGAAAGCTGGCAACTGGTTGAAAATGCCAATGCTTTATAAGCAGTACCAGCACCAGTTGTATCTTTAAAAATCATCAGGTCATTACCTCTAAGTATTTTGTTTGCCATTTGTGTTTATGTCGAATGTTAAATTCTGAATGAATGTATCTTCTATGTATTCTTCATCTGCACTAATCATCCTTATATCATTTATTTCTACTCCTGCAAAGTTACCCCTTCTACCTTCTAAAGCATCCCTTACATAGTCTGCCAGTTCAATGGTATCTATGTAATCTTTAGAAGCTATAACTACATCAACCGTAACAGATTCATTAACGGAATAACTGCCTTTAGTGTAGTTTGGTGTGATATTGGTTCTTTTATAAATGATAAAAGGAAAAGTGGTGGATTCTTCAACTATCAAAGGATATATCTTAGAACCTACCTTTTCTTTTATCCTGCTATCTTTCTTTAATAAATGATAGATAGCCTTTCCTATTTGTAAGCTCATTTTTTATTAGCAATCCTTGTTATTGATTCTTCAACCATTTGATTTATATTATCGAAGATGGCATGTTCCGTTTTATCTTTAGCAGTTTTAAAGAAATGTGCAGCCTTCATCCTCCCCCTATTAGCTCCGTTTTTCCTAAGCTGTCTGGTAGTTGTTCCAAGTTCAAAGAACTTTAACCTAAAGTCGCCCATTATATGAACTTTCGCTTCTGTTGCTTCCTTGTCCACTTTCATCTTTACACCATTGCCTAAAGTTTTGCCGTTCCATCTATTCTTATGATTTATTGCCTTACCTACTACGCTTCTTAGTTGTGTTTTCGTTTCCTTTTGCAAAATTCGTCCAGCTTTCCGTAGTGCATTCTTATACACATTCTTTTGCTGTCTGCTATTAAGTTCACTAAACATTCTTAGCACTTGTGAAGCGTCTACAGTTACACCGTTATTCATTAATAAGCTCTCCTATGATTTCTGTAGATTGTTTTGCCCTGTCTGAATTGATAGCCAGTATCCTATACTTCTTACCTTGATAGATAATTCTCATTTGCTCGTTTACCTTATGGTAGTACCTGATTGTGAAAGTCAGTGTATAAGAAGTAAATATTTCATTATTCTGATTAACCCTGTTACCAGAATTAAACTTAATGTTGGCTCTTGTTTGCAGATAGTCTACCCATTCCATAGAAGTAGCTCCAAACTCATTTTTAACTGGTACTGATTCCTGTAGTAATATTGTCTCTGTCAGTAGCCCTGCCCTCATAGTATATAGTATTAATAGCCGTACTGTAATCCAGTTTCACCGCTTATTCTTACTGCACTACATAATTCAGGATTCCAGCCAGGATAAAGAACCGTAGTTATAAAATTCTCTTGTCCAGCAGGTCTAATTTCTACAGTTACTTCATTATCATTGGTATTTTTAATGAGAAAATAAAATTCGGGCGTGAATACATCCTCTGTAATATCATCCATTCTACTAACCTGCGTAGATGTTGCCCTACCGTCTCTATTATGTATATAATCAATCATACTTCTTTGTAGTTTTTATAAAGTGAAATTAGATAGTCAAATGTATATGGCACTTTATTAACGGATGAATAAGATACTGGCTCACGATTGGCATATAGATTACCAATCAGCAGCAGAATAGCGTGAATAACAGCAGGTGGGGTAAATTCCCCATCCACTGCCAATTCATCCAGTTTCAGATTCAAATTGCGTGCTACTGCATCCTCTGCAACATCAATCAGTCCAAGTATATATAAATCATCATCCTTGAAAGAATCATCCAAAAGAAGGTGCTTCTTAGCTTCTTCCAATTTGACGTACATATTATTTTAAGATAGCTTTTTGGAAAGAACCTGTTCTTCTTGGTTTTGCATCAAAATACGCATTGATAACCAATCTAACTTTACCGTTAGCTGCTTGTGTGTACGGGTCTACTGTTAAGTCAATCCCTCCCCATTGTCCAATAACAAAATCTTCAAAGTGTCCCATTACAACACCTTTACTGGTAACATTGGAAGTACAATACACTGGATAACCGTTCACTTCATTTTCTTCCATCAGACAACCAGCACAACCAACACAGGTATGTACACCACCGTCAGTTACATTGTAAAGAGCGTCTTTAGCAGTCGTTTTCAAAATACCTTTTGCAGATGGCGATACAATGAAACATTTGTTTCCTGCTACATTAGCTTCTTCTAGTGCAGTTTCCATATCAACCAATCTCTTATAAGTAATATCCTTTGTTTCAGCGGTAACACCGTTAAAGATACCAGCAGGCATAGTAGCAGAACCAGCAGCACTACCTAGAATAGTAGCTTCCAGTTTATCCGAAATAGCATTTACAATATCACGTTTAAGCATCTCTTCTGCACTGGCAGAATCCTGAATCAGGAATTGTTTGGAAACGTCTACATAAGCGGTAAGTCTCTTTGGTTCTAGATTCACTTCACTGAAATCACCTGCACCGTCCGTAGCAGCAGCAACTTCACCAGCCCAGCTAACATTACTTCCAGAATAAGCAGGAATAGAAACATTACCTACCAGTCCAGACAGATAGCTTGCACCAGCTTTAACCATTACTAAATTGGCTCTCAATGGTTCTAACAGAGCCAGTTTATCTTCTGCTACAGTTTCCTGTCCTGCACCTTCTACAGTTGCTTGTACAATAGCTCTTTCCTCAATCGGTAATACGATTTGTCCAGAATAGTTCTGTCCTGATTTTCTAAATTCTGCAATACCAGCAGATACAACTTCTTGCGCTCTTTCGTCCAGTTGTCTGCTATTGGCTACGTCATTAATAGCCTTTAAAAGTGAAAACTTCTCTTTTTTCATAGATGTATTATTTGTGTTTGTTAGTTTTGTCTCGCTTGCAATCTTTCTTATTTCCTTATCTATGTCTTCCAGTTCAACGGTGATAGAATTAAATTCAGCGTGTTCACCTTCATTTAACCGTCTGGTTTCCTTTTCTGCTTTGGAAACTATTTCCTCTGCCCGTTGCTTTAACTGTTCTTTTTTGTCTAACAGTTCTAAAGTGTTCATTATTGTAGTTTGTGTCTTAGCTCCATATAGTAATCAGTCAAATCTTCTTTATCGAATGATTCCAGCTTTCTAAGTGCTACACTCGTATCAGGATACGCTTCTTTATAGACAGGTGATACATCAAACAGTTCTTTGAACTTATTGATAGTCCTGATATAAGAACCATTATCCTTCTTTGTCCAAGTATCGGAATCAATGGTAAAAGCAAAAGATGAAGTAGTTATATCACCTCTCTTTAAACCTTCCAGCAATTCATCTCCCAGATTTGTACAGGGTGCTTCAAAGCTATATTTAAGACCTGTAGAATCAACTTCCAGTTTCAAACTGCCTGCACCGTATTTGGAGCGTGCCAGAATACCCCTGTCCTCATTATGATTCAGCAGGCACAAAATATCTGACTGTTGTAGCACTCCTTCCAGTGCCGTAGGTTCTATAACTTCTGTGAATCCTCCCAAATCTCTAGATTCAGAATTGAACACTATAGCATAGCCTTCAACTATTCTGGAATCTTCGTTTCTTTTTCCAATTTTACAATTTCGTGTTTCTTTCATAGTATCGTAGTAATCCCTTATACATATATTACCTTTACCCTAGTATCTCCCAGACAGGGATTATCAGAGCAGTAAACTATATATTGTTCGTTATATCCCGATTCATTAGTGTAATAGAACTTGGCTACTTCTCTGAATCCTCCTTCAAATCCACCTACACTAAATACGGCTTCTCCATAATGAGAAGGATATGCAAAACAGATATATTCATCCTTGCCTGCATTTACTCTGAAATTCATTTCTGTAGCTTGCCGTAGTTCTTTTGTAAGAGATTCAATAAAGTTGGAATCATAAGTAGTAGAAGATGATACACCGTAATATATATTATTCATAAACTTAATATCAATAGTTTTAGATTTGATGGTAGTTCCATCATTTACTTTTAATGTGAATGATTTGTTGCTGTTGAATGGAGTATCAAATGTGAAAGAACTGCCTGTCACAGGTACATCATTAATAAATTGTTCCGTTGCTGGCTGGCTTAACTTCCAAGTAAGTGTTATACTGTTAATGTTAGTTCCTATTTCCTGTACAGGTTCTACATTGCTAGTAAATGAAGTTATATTAATAGCTTCATACAGCAATGAATCCAATGTGTCTTTCACTGTTGTACTGTCATATCCTACATTTTCAGCAAGTAAATCGGAACTTGTTACGAACTTGGAATCATTTATTAAATCGGATGTGAAATTAGGTATTTCACTAATATCAGCTTTAGCAGCCAGTGCTTCTTCCAGTTCTTTTAGTTCCTTATTAATACCTGTCGAATCAAAATCAGATAAATTAGTAAGTTTGGTTTTATCTTCATTAGTATAATCATTAGTAGATAATCCTTTGCCAGATTCTTTATCAACCTTTTTTGCCAAGTCTACAACATTGGTAAACTGTGCATCATTGGAAAGCTCCGTTGTATATTTGGGAACTTCATCTTTGGAAGCAAAGTTTCTATCATTCACTAATTGACTAAGTTTAGTAGGTACACTATTTATATTGACATAATTACAGTCATTTTGCAACTCGCTTACTTTGGTAGGCAAATCATCTCTGGTGATAAATCCCATATCATTTATCAACTGACTTAGCTTAATCAGTCTTTCCTTTGATTCAGAACAGCAATATTTAAGACCATCTTTATCTGCTACTATGGTATAAGCCCTAATCATTTTATAGCAGTGACTATCATCATTCTTTATAAATGTACAGATAACATTATAGTCTCCCAAAAGCATTTCCTGCTGTTGTTCGGCTGTTACCTCAAACTCAATGCCTTTCACTAAAGTACTGTCATAAAGAACAGTATCCCCTAAATCTTCTTCCCTCTCTTTAAGGACTATATCAACTATTTTGGCATCTACTACATATTTCTTGGATGGAACTGTAGAATGTTGATACATCACCTTCAAATCAGTAACAGCAGATAAATCTACATAGCCGTTGCAATCCTTTATAGTCCAAGTAAAGCTAAAATCATTCCCCTTGATTATATACCTCATTGTCTTTTTCTGTTTGCTTAGTAACTGCATTATCTAGTGTCTGTACATTCACCTGTACAAATGATTTGTCGCCATTTTCAATAGCTGACAAATCCAGATTCTTCCTGATTTCATTTGGAGTAATCACACCAATCTGGAACAGCGTATTATAGTAGCTAGCCAGACTTGCCTTATCTGCTCTAAGGAGAACTGAAGTATCAAAACGCACATCTATATTATTCCTTTCAGAAGGCTTATATAGTTTACGTTCAAATTCCAGTTCTATCTTTTCCAGTAGTGGTGAAAGCGTATCAGTCAAGAAAGCTAATTGAGTAGCTTCTACTGTACTATAACTGGACTTGGACAAATCAAATGCCTTGACTGGTGACACACCGAAGAATCTGCAAATATCAATCACATTAAACTGTCTGGTTTCCAGTAATTGTGCATCAGACGGATTCACCGTAATAGGCTGAAAAGTCATATTGCCTTCCATTACAGCCACGCCATTAGGAGTACCAGTAATGGAATTAAAAGCACTACTCCAAGCTGTTTTAATGTCCTGCTTCTGTTGTGCCGTCAATGAGGATTCCACTTTAATAATGCCAGCCAGATTAGCACCACCTTTGAAAAATCCTTCTGCGTGCGCTTCTGAATCAGCAGTTAACCCCAGTGTATTTCTAGCGTGCTTCAAAGTACTTATACCTGTAATCCCATCATAACTAAAATTCAGGATATGAATCATATTGATAGCTTCTACCAGTTGGTTCATTCCTGTAATGTTGTACATCTTCTTACCGTTTTTAAAAGTGACTGATACTGAATCTGATTTTAGAAATATCAGTTCTTTGGCATCGCCTTTTTCATCTCTGTTAATAAGAGCATAACCGTTACCTGTAAGAAGTACACTGGTAACTAGCGTCTTGATAAAAGTAAATCTGCTCATTTGGTCGTTAGGTTCTCTGTTTAATAACCAGTATGTAGGATGCTTGGTAAACTTGGTTTTAAAGCCCTCATCATCTACATAATACGGTTCTAACGGTAACTGTGCAACAGAATCACTTATCACGTCTACACATCTGTAAACGGCAGATAACAGCATAGCTTTTGATTCTGAATATGTAGTAGCTGAATTATAAAATAGAGAATCTGAAAGAAAGTTGTAGCTACGTTCTTCTTGTCTAGCTTCTTTCTTTTTAAATGGATTGAAATTGATATTGAATTTCATTAAAATGTAAATATTTGGTTTGTGTAGTGTGGTACTTGTAAATACATACCTAAAGCCTGTATCATAGATATAGTTCCATCAATCTTCTTTTTGTCTACTTGTTTGTTAGGTTTGATATTGCCGTTATGGTCTGACTTCAAAATCACATTCCTAAAGCAATACCTGTTTATTTCATTGTTGTCTATTACTGCCTTACCAGATAATATAAGCCGTTCCATCTCTCTGGTAGGCTTATTGAAGTTGGCTAATGTCTGTGCGTATTCTTCAAGTGGCAATCCTTTTTCTGTCGAATCAATAGCCCACTGTGTAGCATTATACTTATCATATCCTACAGCCTGTATATTAACTACTTCTGAATATTTAAGCATATCAGTAGTTATGTAATCATAATCAGTAACATTACCAGTAGTAACAGTAAGTAAGCCAGCTCTTTTCCATAGCTTATAAAGTTCCTTGTCTGTCTTGTCTGTAAGTGCCGATTCAGGAAGGTAGTAATGAGTTTTAAAATAGTATTTATCACTATCAACGACTAAATAAGATACAGCAGTTAAATCACTGGTAGCAGCTAAATCCACTCCAACATAACAGGGTAATCCCCTAAACTTTGACAGGTCTACTGCTTGTGTACACTTAATAATACTTTCATCAGACAACCAGACTGTAGCACTATCACACCATTGGTTAAGTGTCTTAGTACGTACTCCCACTTCATCAGAAGGATTATTAATAGCCTGTTGTACTTGTCCTTTGATGTATTTGCTGGTAACAGTAATATTTAAATTAGGAGCAACTTTCATCCAGTTCTTTTCACTTCTCCAATCATCATCAGCATCTAAAGAATAGATGGCAATAAACATTTCATCATCTGACTTTAACTCATTCAGCACTTCTATAGCTACGGTTCTTAATTGGTAACAGGGCAAAGTCTTGTCGAATCCAGCAGTAGTAATAGTACATAGATGTGGATTTTCACGCATACCCATACTGGACTTTATTACATCCCTTACCTTACTTGTCTTGGCAGCGTGGTATTCATCCAGTAAACCGAAGCTGGCATTAAATCCATCCAGTTTGCTATCATCAGCAGCAAGTACTTTCAGTTTACTATTGGTAGCCTTAAACAGAATATCAGCCCTGTAAGCTGTCAAATATTTGCCTTTCGTATCCAGTCCCTTACTAAACTTGGAACACATATCAAAAGCTATCTTTGCCTGTTCCTTACTGTTTGCTGCCAGCAAAACTTCTGCGCCATCTTCACCATCAGCAATTAGATAATACAAACATAAGGCAGCGGCTAAAGCAGTCTTGCCTTGCTTTCTGGATACTTCTATGTATGAACTGGTGAATCTCCTAGTTCCTGTACCCTTCCAGTAAAATCCCAGTATATTAGCTATAATAAACTGCTGCCAGCCTTCCAGTATGAAGTTACTGCTAGCGTGCTTGCCTGTATAATGTTTCAAAGTGCCAATAAAGCTAATAGCCCTGTCTACTACATCTTCCCTAAACTCCAAATCATCCCTCAATAAGTCATTTTGGAATCTCTTACAAGCCAGTTTTATTGTATCGCCTGTTACTATTTCATTATTAAGAACCTTACTTGCATACTCATAGTAAAGTTTCATCATCTAACTTCTTTCTTACCAGTAACAATGAACTGTTCCAATGGTGTAGATTCCTCGTCATCCGTTTTATCCATCTTTGGTAATTTGGTACGTGCTTTGGCTGTCAGTCCAAATTCCAACATAACTTTCATAGCCTGTGTTTGTGCATCTTTTGCTACTTTTACCAATGGATGTGGTGCTATATTACCTCTATCACTGGTGACTGTCAAACCGTCTATTTCCAACTGTTTGGATGCCTTGATAAATGTGCTGTAATTTCTTGCCAGCATATCTAAGGCAGCATTATCTATATTCTCTAAAACACCTCTATTTTCAAGTTCTGCAAGTACTCCTTGTATGTATTCGGCAGCTTCTTTCTCTATACCTTTGGGAATTGAATATTTCTTCATAGTATTACGTTTTTTATTTTCTAAATAGTAAAGCTAAAAAGGTACTCAACTACACATAAAAAGACTATAACACAATTAATCAAGAATGTAATACATTCATTTTGACACCCCGTTTTATTTCAGTAAATTTGTAAAGAATTAAAAATCAAACACTATGGAAAGAACGTGTAATTATCCGATAGAAATTAAGTTTAAAATAGACCTGAATACGGAACTGCTACTGAATGAGCTGTGCGATTTATTAAAGAAAGACAGGTCTAAAATATTAAGACTGATAATCGCTGATTTCTTTGACAGGAATCTGGATTTAATAGACAAATATAAAGAGACAGACAACGAGTTAGATAGAGAAAAACTGGTAGAAGCAATACTGAAAGACTTCTATGGCTACAACAGGCAAACAATGAATGACTACCTACGATTTAAAAATGAAAAAGACAATCCCAAGTAAAGAAGTATTAGAGCAGTATATATATGACTATGGAATAGATAAAACAGCGCAAATATTTCACATATCAACAGAAGAATTAGATAAGAAGATTAACTGGAAACCACAATACGACCAGTACAGCTATAATCCAGCAATAGCCAAACCACTGTCATCACAACATAAGCAAATTATGGCTATCATAGCTAAACACTACCCAGATTTACTAAAGCAATGTGCCGATAATTATAAAGATGTTATCTATATGTCCCAAACTGTAGAAGATTTACTTCATAAAGCTATAATCAAATGTTTGGAAATAGGACTGGATAAAGTAACGGAAGAAGCCGTTATAGAATCAGTAAAGATACAGTTCAACACAGCTAGAAAATATGTACAACTGCAAAGCTATACGATGAATAAAAAGATACTTCCACTGGAAATAGCTACGGAAAGTGGAGAATATATAATACCTACAGAATACTACAATAATGCCTTATTTAAAGAAAGCGAAGAAACAGCATAATCCATCGAATAACAGGATAGAAAGACAGAAGATTTATAATACTGACAGATGGCACAAACTTAGAGCTAGTAAGCTAATGCAGTCACCTTTATGTGAAGTGTGCTTATCCAAAGGGGTAATCACTCCTGCGTTTCACGCCCATCATATAGATAGCTTTATGAATTATAAAGGAATGAAACGCAAAGAAGTGGCTTATAATCCAGATAATTTAATGTCGATATGTGAACAATGCCATAGTCTACTACATAATAATAATGTTATTCCAAAAGTGGGTCTTTAATAGTATAATTTTTAGCATAATCTGAATTTAAATATAATATACGCACATTTTTATTATCAACTATATAAATACGTGATTCTTCAATTCTAATAATCTCCCTTGCAAAAACGTGGTCTATCTTATCATATAAAAAATCTCCAATATGTGCTATTTCTCCATTAGGAAGAGCTATAGAATCCATTTTTGGAAAAATAGCATCATTATCATCTGCATATGTATCAGCTATATATCGAGATATTTCAGGAATAGACTTATCAACTTCATCAATTCTGAGACTTTTATCATACGACAACACTCTTATTCCTGATATATCAAATGGTATATTCGTTACATTGTCCTTAATTAATACCACCTTTTTATTAAAAGCGTGGCTTAATCCCAACTCATAAAAAACATTTGCATTCTTTGAACTTAAATCACATACAATTATGTCACTATCAAGGATATTCTGAATTATCGAGTTTATTATTATATTAGTTTTAAATGTATCATCTGCCCGTATAGATTCAAAACCTGCTTTTATAACAGCAGGTTTTATAAGATGGTTGTAAACTGTAGTAAAATGTCCGTTATCATACCCATCTGTATCACTAATAGGCATTATCACAAAACACCTTTTATTTTTTCCTCCCATAACAATAATTATTAATTTAAGATACAAATATAAATAGATTAAAACAATAAATATCACATCTCACCAATGAAAATTAAATTAAACATCCAATACATTCAGAATCTTACTAATAACGAAGCGTTCACCTACTTCTGTACACTAGTAACAATAGCCAATAATCCAGACGCAACAATTAAAGATGTAGTACGTACCTGTGGTATATGCGAAACTACTGTATTCAAGCATTTAAAGAAATTTGATGAACTAGGATACTTAGTAATAGATAGAACTGGGACATATAACACATACAGATACACAGAACCTGATAAACTATATATAACCATAGATTCAGACCTGCTTAACATTAATGGCAATAAGAACCAATTAGGAGCACTTATACGGCTTAAATCATATACCAGAATAGGCACTAATGTTGTAGACCTCTCACTTAATCGAATAGTCCACGAAGTAAGCATACAGCACGACAGCATATACTTTGCCCTTGAAAACGAGATACTGGAAAGAAATGATAAAAAAACATACTTCACCTTCATTCATCCAGCATTCACGCACATCTGGTAGGCAAATACAGAGCTTAGAAACACCTGTACACTATTTTTAAAATTTGTGTATCTTCCAGTTTTTATAGTCAAAAAGTTTTATTATCTTTGTATCAGCAAATTAGAAGAAGCAGCTACTATCATAAATGCTTCTATTGTTGCGAAATTCTGACTAAAATATGGAACTAGTGAATAATAGTAGCTAGTTCCTTCTTTTCGATTCATTTTTCATAATTCATATAATCCCTTTGGGATTCCATTGTTAAAAATGCAGTTCTTCCCTGCATTTTCTTAAATTAGTAAATTGAAACAGCGAATAATAGGCGTAGTGATACGCTTATTATTTTATCCCAATCCTTACCAAAATTTGCAAATGCTACCTTATACCATACCAAAAAAGTAAGGAACTCAAGACTAAAGATTTTAACCAGATTAGCTTCTAAATTCAGATTTACTACTATTCAGATTACTTACTACCTAAATTTAATATGTAAAAACCTATGAAAACCTTAAAAATAAATTCAACTAATGGATATTTAAACTTACCTGATTTACCACATAATTGTATCTTTAATAAAGTAGTTACTGGCTGTGGTGGTACTACTGTAGTCCTCTTTAATGATGAATCCTATATCATTGCAGTACCTACTACAGAACTTATCGTAAATAAGACGGGCTTAACAAAATCTGGTCTTACTACTATTACCTCCTATGATGGCAAAGAACAGTCTGTATTTGGATTATTTGGTACTTTTACTTACCAAGCCAAAAAAGAACTAAAGAAATATGCTTCCAGCACTAGAATAAAAAAGATAATGTGTACCTATGATAAGATGGAATATTTAGAACAGTACCTAAATCCTACCGATTTCAGACTGCTTATAGATGAATATCATATATTGCTAAAAGCATACAGTTATAGACAGAAAGCTGTTGACGGTGTACTGGATAGCTTTAGAAAATATAAATCATTCTGCTTTATGTCTGCCACTCCAATCAGTGCAGATTTCACACCGTCTATTCTTTCAGATGTGGAACTGGTAGAAGCTCAATGGGATAACACAGATACCTTAATAGTTAAGTTAGACCAAACCAATCATCCCTATGTAAAGGCAGCCAATTATATAAACGCTTATAAGAAAGATGGCTATCTAGAAATAAACGGTAATAAAAGTACGGAAGCATACTTCTTTATAAATTCAGTTACAGATATAGCTTCTATCTTAGAATATTGCCAACTTGGTAACGATGAAGTAAAGATTGTATGTGCAGATAATCCGTCAAACAGAGACAAATTAGCAGGATATACTATCAGCAACAGTAGAAGTACCAATAAGCCATTTACTTTCATTACTTCCAAATCATTTGAAGGTGCTGATTATTTCAGTGAAACAGGTATGTGCTTTGTAGTCAGTAATTCCAGCAATACTAATACCCTGCTCGATATATCCACTGACATTTACCAGATAGCTGGTAGAATCAGGACTGAATCCAATCCATTTAGAAACATAATGGTACATATCTTCAATAGTGTAGGAAAAAGGAAGCTAAATCTAGATATTACCTACGAAGAAATGGTACAAAGAATGAATGATGAAATAGAAGGTGCAAACGAATTAATTACTGCTATCAACAATAGTAGCAAGAAAGCTAAAAGTATGGCTGAAAAGATGCTTAACAGTGCCTATGCAGTGTGTGATAAAGAAGGAAACTATTTCCTGAATGATATGCTGGTAAAGTTAGACCTTTATAATTTCAAATTGGAAAAGGTTATCTATAATGATGGTATCGCTTTAAGAAAGGAACACAATGCAAACGGGAATATGATTACTGAATTAGAATATGAAAGACTAAACGAAACAATGAATAAAGCAGGAAAGAAGTTGTCTTTTAAAGATGCTTTCCTTAGATATACGGAACTATTACAGAATTTGGTTATTACTCCAGAAACAGACGAAATAGTTAGAGTACAGCCGTTAGTAGTACCTGCATATCATAAATTAGGAACTGATAAAGTTAGAAGTTTGCGATACATCAAAACAGCTATAGAAAAAGCTCTTATCAGTCTGGAATCGGATAAAAACAGAGATACGAAGATAGTACAAATACTTAGCAAGCAGATAAAGACTGGATTCTTTAGTAACGCTGATATTAAGGACTGGATTAAAGAAGCATACGATATACTAGGTATTACCGATAAAGTTAAAGCTACAGACCTTGATAGATGGTTTGATTGTAAACCTGTCGCTAAGTGGATTGACAGTAAAACAGTCAAAGGATATGAGATTTACAGACCAAAGATAGTATTCAAGTAAAGATACACCAAAACAACATTCAATTAAATAAACGATTATGATTTACATTACACTTATTGCAGCAGCACTATTATCAACTTACTTAGTAAGATTCACAGTAAAAGAGATTAAGCAACACATCACGAAAGAAGCAGATAGGATTATCAATACAAGACAATAAATATATTAACCTGATTAGCCTGTAATGAAAATGCACGATGGCTAATGTTTATGAATATGTAATATAGAAACAGGCTAGTAATCAAATTACTAGCAAATGGATAACTTTTTAGCAATGGAACGTAAAGGAAGGGACTTATTCAAGTCATTATTAGATGATGGAAATATAACCAAATACAAGGAATCTACTGGCAGATATAATCCCGTAGACTTCTATTTAATACACAACGAAGATAAGATAGTAGCCGAAATAAAATGCAGGGATATACGGTACGTTAATTATCCCACTCATTTAATGGAAACTGAAAAACTTAAAAGCCTGTTGGCTGTCAAGGATACTCACGATTGTAAAGCAGCGTGGTACGTCAACTTCTTTGGCGAAGATATATGCTTTATATATAATGCAGACAAAGTAAAGAATCTACGTTCTGAAACAGCGTATTGCAATTACACTACTGCCAATTACAACTACTACAAAACAACCAAAGGCGTTATTATGATACCTACCAATCTGGCTGGAATCTTTATTAGAAAGAATGGCAAATGGATGAATGGAAATCTACAGGATGCCAAACTAGCGTCTTAACAAACCTAATTATAAGCAATTTAAGCCCACTTTGATATAAGTCAAGGTGGGCTTTTTCATATAAATATTTTTATTTAAGCCGTACCACTATTCCCAATTCCAGTAACTTATTCAGCATTTTCCTTACCTTTAAAGATGGTGTTCCAACTTCAAAATTATCCATTGACCTATTAAGAAAGTCTAGTTCATTCTTATTTAAATCGAATTGGCTTATATCCACATCTCTATCTATTCCGTAAGATTCAATATTACTTTCCTGACTATTAAATAACAAGTCATAAGCTATATCATTTTTATGTTTCAAACCAGCTTCAATACCTTTACTTATTGCTTCTGCTATATTCTCATTACTAGAAGGTACAATGTCATTGGATTGTTTGATTTTATTAGCTTGGTCAATCTTGCTAGCTTCTGTTTCTAGCATCAAGTTAGCTGCATCTTCCGAACTTATTTTAGCATATTTCTTAAATGCCATTTCTGTAGTATGCCCTGTTATTCTCATAAGTATATGACTATCATAGCCACGTTTCAGCATATTACTAATGAATGAACGTCTTCCTGTATGTGTACCTATCAATTCATATCTACAATAAGTAGTATTAGTTATTTTCGAACCTCTATCTTCTGTTACAATATGTTTGCCTATTATACCTGCCTTTTGTCCTGCTTCCTTTATGTATTTCAACATAGTATTTTCACGTACCTTTGGCAATTGATAATTATACTTTTCCAGTATCTCTAAAGCAATAGGCAACAATGGTATCGAAACTTTATGTGCTCTTTTCTTTTGCACTATTTCCAATATCTTCCCATTATCAAAGTCTTTAATAGTACCATTATTTAACAATTGCATATCACTGAACCTCTGCCCTGTCCAACATTGTAATACAAAAACATCTCTAGCCTTTTCCTCTAAGCCTTTGAGTTCTAAAGCATACATTCTGCTTACTTCTTCTTCTGACAGATATATTTCATTATCATCACCTTCTCTACTTTTGGGCTTCTTATACTGATTCAACTTTGCTGCAGAAGTGTCTATTAAGCCGTATGGTTCTGCTCTCTTTATAATTGAAATTAAAGCAGTTACTTTATTACCAACAGTACTTGTTTTAGTAGTCTTACCCTTACCTATCTGTCTATTAAACAGATAAGTCTCATAATCTTTGATTAAAGCCAGATTTATATCTGCAAACGTTATATCCTCTCTATCTGTTGCTTTTAAAAATTCTTCAAATACCTTTAAATGTCCCAAATAAATAGCCAATGTATTCCTTTGTCCATCTGATTTTATCGTTTTATCTTGGCTAATAGCTCTACGAAGCCACTGAACAGGCTTCTGCAATTCTTGTTGTTTCATTATTCTATCTTTGTAAATATATTTCTTTATTAAAAATAAGCTGTTATCAATCTCATTTGGATTATCGCAAATATAACGCTTAAAATCAATAAAATCTGCTTTGAGTTTATTTATCTCATCGTTTACTATTGCGTTATTTATATTATCCAACTCGGTTAGTCTTGGACTTACATACGCTTCCTGCTTTTTAGTATTCCATTGGTCGGGATACACCTTTACTCCTGTAGATAACTTTACCTGCTTTTTATTTATTCGGCATACCAAATAAATATTGGTTGGTCTGTCACTATTTGGCTTCCTCAAATTAAAGCTAGCCCTAACTTCATTGAAAAAAATCTGCCCTATCATAATCGGTTCTTTAAAATGGTTCTTTTTTATTGTTCTTCACTTTGGTTCTTTTAGGGCTGAAAAGTGACATATTGATAACCAAACCATATTTATAAGTTACTGATAACAAATAATTGTTACTTCCTTTTGAAAGTGCGGGAAAAAAACTAATTTTACATCGAATTAACAAGATTGAATATGGACGACTTTTTTACATCAGAGGAAAAAAAGGAGCTTTTTTCACTCTACCGGCATT